AAATCGAAGCCATTAGCTCCGGGTTGTGCCGCTGCTGTTTCGGCTCCGGTGACGGCAGCGGCTGAGGCGATATGTGAAGGTGCAGTTGCCACCTCCTTCGGCTCGTCCGTGTTCTTGGCCCAGCCCGGCAGTTCCGCCGGAGGGGCGTTGTACGGCACGGGGCCGGGCGCGACCTTCACGATGGGCGCGTCACGCGGCACGCCAGCCGCTTCGCGGAGGCGCTCAAGGACGGCCCCGGCGATGCGGAACTCCTCGCGCCACTGCTTCCACAATTTCTCGTACATGTTCATGTTGTCGCGAGCGACGGAGAGCGTGCCCTCCGCGTTTCGGATGGCTGAGTTGAAGTCGGCAGTCACGGTCGTTACTCCTTAGCTCTGGACCCTCAAGTCCTCGATTTGGCTGATCAGGTTTTCGTCCAACGCCATCTGGATGAACAGCGGAACCCAGAATGGCGGTATCGAATTGCGGTGCCACCAGCCGTTGATGCTGGTGCGCGGGATGCGCGGATAGCCCCTCGCCTCTATCTTGGCGACGATCTCCGCTGGCGTTCCGAGCATGGTGATGACCTCGCTGAAACGCCACACGGGCGGCTGGTAGGAGTGCTTCCCACCGCCGCCCCGGGCTGCCCGCTTAGGTTTCCTCGGCATCGTCTTTCCTCGCTGTCTTGAGTGTCTGGACCGCCGAGGTCTTGATGAAGGGCTCGACGACTTCGCGCCCGAGGGCGGCGATCATGGCGGTCTTGTCGACCGTCTCGCGGTTGGACGAGACGACGAATGCGCGGTACTGGTCGCCGTCGCGCTGGTCGTCGGTCATCGCCAGAAGCTTGGCGCGGAGGTCGGCCTCGACGCCCTGAAGCTGCTTGATCTCTTCACGCACGGCGGCGAGTTCGTCAGCCGGGTGGACATTGGTGAGGGTCATGGTCGTTTCCTTCGTCGGGGGCAAAATCGCCGTGACCCCTATATAGGCTGTTGATCTTTCGGACGCAACCCCCTATCTTGAGAAAAGTTCAACGGAGAAACGGCCATGAGAACCCTGCATCTGGACTTTGAGTGCTACAGCCCGCTCGACCTCAAGGCGGTCGGCGTCGAGAACTACGTAGGGTCGCCCGGCTTCGCGGTGACGGTCGTGGGCTGGGCGTTTGACGACGAGCCCGCGCATTCCACCGCATGGCCAAACACGACGCTGCCGCCGGACGTGCGCTCGCATATCAACAGGGGCGGCACCGTCAAGGCGTGGAACGCGGCGTTCGAGTGGAACGTGCTGACCTTCCACTACAATGTCGATCCCTCGTACGAGCAGATGGACTGCGTCATGCAGCGCGCCCTCGCCTACGGGCTGCCCGGCAAGCTGGAAACGGCGGGCCCGGCGCTGGGGCTGGCCATCGTCAAGGACGCGACGGCGAGACGCCTGATGCTGACGATGGGCAAGCCCAAGAAGGACGGCACCTCGTGGCATACCGACGGGAGCGCGAGATCGCGGGCCATGCTGCAAGACCTGTCGCGCTACTGCGAGCAGGACGTGGCAGCCGAGCGGGCGCTGGACAGGGTGATCCCGCCGCTGCACCCGTTCGAGCGGAAACTGTCGCTGGTCGACGCCCGGATCAACGGGCGGGGCGTGCTGATCGACGGGGCGGGGGCCGCCGCGCTCGGTCGGGCGGCGCTGCACACGCAGTCGCTGTACAACGTGGAGTGCGTGTTGCTGACATCGGGTGCCGTGCAAAGCCCCGGCACCGAGACCGCCAAGCTGATGCAGTGGCTGGCCGATCAGGGCTACGCGCTGCCGAGTGTCACCAAGGAGGTCGTGGCCAAGGCGGTCGATCATCCGCTGCTGCCGTGGAAGGTGCGGCGCGTCTTGGAGCTTCGCCAGATGGCCGCCAAGGCGTCGGTGGCCAAGATCATCCGCATGGTCCAGTGGGCGTCGGTGCATGACGGCAGGGCGCGCAACGGGTTACAATTTTACGGGGCCGGGCGCACCGGGCGGTGGGCCGGGCGTGGGATACAGGTCCAGAACCTGCCGAGGGTGCCCAAGGGTTTCAAGCCAGATGACGTGATCAAGGTGGCGCAGGCCGACCATACGGCGCTGGGGCTCCTGTGGGGCTCCCCCATGCAAGCCATCAGCAGGAGCCTCCGCAGTTTGCTGATTGCAAGATCGGGGCACGTTCTCGTCAGCATCGACCTTTCCCAGATCGAGGCGCGGGTGCTGGCTTGGCTGGCCGGGCAGCACGACGTGCTGGCGCAATTCGCGGCGGGCGTCGACATCTATGTGAACACGGCGGCGCGGCACGGCAGCACCAACAGGCAGTTGGGCAAGGTGCTCACGTTGGCGTGCGGTTTCGGCATGGGCGGCCAGAAGTTCAAGGACACCGCCGAGAAGGACTACGGCGTCGTGATGTCGCTGTCCGAGGCCACGTCGAGGCTGAACCAGTGGCGGGCCGACAACGCCGCCATCGTGGCCTACTGGAAGACCCTGCAGAACGCGGTCGAGGCCAGCGTCAGGATGCCCGGCACCGTCGTCAACGCCGACAATTTCGGCAGGGTCATGGTGCGGACCCAGAAGGGCGTCACGCAGATCAGGAAGCCCAACGGCGTCAAGCTGACCTACCACAACATGCGGTTCGAGAAGTGGGGCTCGGGTCTGGTGTTCGACGGCGTCAACTCGCTGACCAAGAAGTGGGGCACCGAGCGCACGTATGGCGGCAAGCTGGTCGAGAACATCGTGCAGTCGGTGGCCCGGGACGTGATGGCCGAGGCGCTGGTGGCGCAGCCGAACGAGGTCGTCATGACGGTCCACGACGATATCGTGTGGGAGGTGCCGCAGAACCGGGACGCCATCACGGCGGACATGCTGCGGCAGGTGGTCGAGAACCCACCGGCTTGGGCGGGTGGCTTGCCGATTGCAAGCGAAGTCAAGATATCGCGTCGTTATGGGGGTTCGTGACTAGGGGTAGCGGCTTGCGGTTCGTCGGCTAAAGGCCCAAAAAGGGAAGCCCCGCGCTGGGGGCGCGGGGCTGGGGGATACTAGAGAAGGGCTACGGAGAAACGGAAGGCACAGGCAGACTGCGGAGTAACGACCAAGAAACGACGCTATCGACGAGGGCAATCCCGCTCTCGTCATGACATATAAGGAAAAAACGTCATGACTACAACCGAAAAGGCAGAAGACCTGCTGTCGCCAGAGGCGTGTCGGTCGCTCAAAGAGCGGTTCGGCAACAGGTGGCGAAAGGCGTGGGTCGCTTGGCAGGAGCCAAGCGGAACGTGGGCGGTCACGAAGGTCGAGTGGCTAACCCCCAACCACGGCATCCCCGCGAACAGCGGCGACATGTTCTGCTTGGGTCTTGAGAAACCCACGCAGGCGACCCTGATGGCCTTGATGGCCCACGGCAAGCGCCCGACCCCGACCTACACGGCCAAGGAGATAATCGAGGCCCTTGGCGGGAGGGTACACTGATGCTCCCCTCACACGTCAAGGAACTGCTGCAGGACGTATATGGCACCCGCTGGGGCGAAGCCTACCTTGAGTGGGGGCTCTTCGATGCGACCGGCTTCCACCGGAAGGGCTTCGACAGGGCTCTGACGGCCAGCCCGCCTGACGACATGGCGGTGTTTTGGTCGGCGGGGCTGCTGAAACCCGGCACGGGACGCGCCGACGCCAATGTCGAGCATCTTAAGGTGTTCGTCATGGACGATGTCGGCAAGGTGCCCGGCAAGAGCCGGATCGACCCCGACGAGCTTGAGTTGATGATGCCGCAGCCAACGTCGAGGCCGGAGAGTTCCCCCGGCAACGCACAGTGGCAGTGGGGCCTCACCGACGGCATGGACGAGGGCACCGTCACGGCGCTGCGCGCAAGCTTGCCGTGGCAGTCGCACGCCACGGCGATGTCCAACCTGATACGGGTGCCAATGGGCGTCAGTGGCAAGCCCGGCATCGTTCACACAGTCACCGATCTGGAGCGCGGCCCGGTCTACACGGCGGCGGAGTTCATCCAGAAGTGCGGCGGCCTCAGGGTTCCGGTCAGGCCGGTGGTCAGGGCCGCTGGCAATCTGATGGCACCGACAGAGGCGGCGGTGGTCGACATCCTCAAGACGCTGCCGAATGACGGCACGTCGCCGTACTGCGACAGCTATCAGGCGTGGATCAACTTTGGCTTGGCGCTGTACGGCGCGACCGGCGGCACGGGCATCGACCTGTGGCTGCAGTGGTGCGGACGCCAACCGCAAGTCGCGGACCCCGAGGACAAGTGGCAATCGTTCCAGCCAACATCATCCGGCTGGGCGACGCTGGTCATGTACTCCGACAAGTGGGGCTCTGATCGCAGAGCCCTCGCCGGGGCTCTGTTCAACGACGGCGTCGACCTGCCTGTGGATAGCAGCGGGGATAAAATCATCGATCTAACTCCGCCGCCCAAGGTAAAGCGGCCACCGCGACCGTGGCTTTACGGGCGGCGGCTCATTCGCGGCTACCTGTCGTCGACAGTGGCGGCGGGTGGCGTCGGCAAGTCGTCGCTGACGATGGTCGAGGCGGTGGCGATGGCGTCGGGGCGCGACCTGCTGGGCGTCGGGGCCGACCACATGCCCCGAGAGCCACTGCGCGTGCTGATATGGAACGGCGAAGACCCCCGCGCCGAGCTAGAGCTTCGACTGGAGGCTATCCAGTTGCATCATGGGGTGTCGGAGGCCGAGATTGGCGGGCGGCTGTTCATGCTGTCGGGGCGCGAGGTGGCGCTCAACATCCCCAAGATGACGGGCAGCCTGAAGAAAACGCTGCGGCACCATCGCATCGACGTGATGCTGGTCGATCCGTTCGTCAGTTCGCATCAGGCCAACGAGAACGACAACATGGCCATCGATGGCGTCGCCAAGGCGTGGTCGGCAATTGCCGAGGACTGCCACTGTGCCATCGATCTGGTGCATCACATAAGGAAGCCGTCGGCCAGCAACGGCACCATGGACTTGACGGTCGACGATGCCCGTGGCGCGTCGGCCCTCATCAATGCGTCGCGCAACGCGAGGGTGCTGTCGCCCATGGGGACCAAGGTGGCGGCGCAGTTCGGCATCGTGAACCCGCGAGCGTACTTCGCCAACCAGAAGGACGCCACCAAGGCCAACATGGTGCCGGGCATGGTCGGCACCGACTGGTTCCATTTCGCGTCGGTGGACATGGGCAATGGCGACATGTTTCCTGTGGATGGCTTGGGGCCGATACCGGCTGACAATGTCGGCGTCGTGGAGAAGTGGATACCGTCGACGCCGCTGGCGGCGCAGCCAGCGAATATCGTGGCGGCGCAAGCCGAGATCGCCAAGGGCTCGTTCCGCATGAGTTCACAGGCCAAGGGCTGGGTGGGGGCTCCCATCGCCGGGGTGCTGGGGCTCGACGCCAAGGCTGATCGCCGGGTTCTTGAAACTGTGGTGCGTGACTGGGTGCGCGAGGGCTGGCTCGTCGTGGTCGAGAAATTGGACAGTCACCGCGAAATGAAGGAATTTATTGAGGTGGGCAATGCCCCGGAGGTGCCTGAATTTTGACTTGCCGTACTGCCGTACCTAGTGGTCCGGCAAGGTCCGGCAAACTGTGCCGTACCCCCCCCCACCCTTAGGGGGTGCGGTAGTGCGGCAGACGGTTCGGCGGTACGGCACGGCATGGGTTGCCGAAACTTCCCCGAAAATAAAAATTGCGGAGCCCTGTTGACATCTTCAACAGAGCCCTTTATATGTGGGGCTCCTGAGGGCGATGGGCTCTCAAGATTTTAACCGGAGAAACGACCATGATCACTTCCATTCCCACTGCCGCTCGCGGCAAAGTCAGAGCCTTCGTCAAGTCACTGCCGGGCTTCGATGCCTATGCGGCGAGCCTTGGCGTCGAGAGCCGAAATGTCCTGAACGCCGACATCCTCGTCTACGCCGACCGCATGAACGCCCTCACCGAGGTGCAGGAGATCATCGACGCTGCCGTCGGCTCTGGCTACGTGCCGTCGAAGGCCGCGCACGACCACTTCGCCCACGCCCAGAACGTGGCCATGGACAAGGCCATCGAGGCCGGGCTCGCCGACGTCGTCGACGATGCGTTCGGCTCGTACAAGGTCGAGGACGTGCTGAAGGATGTCGAGCAGTTCCTGAGCCCGGTCGTGCGTGCCGAGCTTGAGAAAGCGCTCAAGCCCGTGGTCGACAAGGCCAACAAGCCCGCAGTCGTCACGACGGTCGAGAAGGTGGTGCTGAAGGACGCGCCGATCCTCGCGCCGATGGGGCAGGTTCCCTACGCGACGCCGACCGGCAAGACCCTGCCGTTCAACAAGCTGTTCGGCACGAGGACATCGCTCGCCTTCGGCAACAAGCCGATCTCGCTCTGGGAGAGCCACGGCATGGCACCGCCTGTCGACCAGTATTTCATCATCGACGCCGAGCCGATGGCTGCCTTGGCCACGGCTGCCGAGCACGAGACCAACGTGTGGCTGGTCGGTCCTGCGGGCTCAGGCAAGACCTCGATGCCCGAGCAGTTCGCGGCATACACTGGCCGCCCCTTCACGAAAATCCAGTTCACCAAGCACACGGTGGTGCAGGAACTGGTCGGCGGCAAGGGTGCCAAGGGCGGCTCGACGCACTGGGAGGATGGATCGCTGATCGCAGCGATGCGCCGGCCCGGCATGGTGATCTTCATCGACGAGCCCTGCCAAGCACCCGCTGGCGTGCAGATGATCGTGCAGAACGTCACCGACGATCATCGCACCTACACCATCCACGAGACTGGCGAAGTGGTGCGTGCCGCGCCGGGCGTGATGTTCATTATCGCCGATAACAGCAACGGCACGGGCGACGAGAGTGGGCAGTACGCCGGGACCAATCAGGCCAACACCGCCTTGGTCAATCGCTTCAAGAGGATGATCAAGGTCGATTATCTCACGAAGGCGCAGGAAACGACGGCGCTGATGAACCGCTGCCCGGGCGTGCCGCAGGCCGCCGCCGAGCATCTGACCGACTTCGTCGCCAGAGCCCGCAAGCTGCCTGAAATGGAGGGCGTCGCGCTCTCCCTGAGGCAGATGGTCGGCTTCGTGGGCATGGTGAAGGACGGCTTCAGCGCCAAGTACGCGATGGAGTGCGCCATCCTCGTCAAGCTGCCGATGACCGAGCGCGCAGCCCTCGAAACGATGGCGACGCTGCAGTGGAGCGACACGTTCGAGAAGCTGGTGGCTGGCGTCAGCCTGTCCAACATGCCCTCGAACTCTGCAGGCGCTGCCGCCTTCGACGACGAAATCTCGGCTGAACTCAATAGGTAAGAGCCCTGTTGACTTCTTCAACGCGAGCCCCTATATACGGGGCTCGCACTTCTGCGAACCCTAGGAGAAACGACCATGTACCTCTACCCAGAAGCACTGAACGCCTTGGAGAAGGTCGCCATCGACCTGTTCAAGCGCGCCTATCCCAGCGTCGTTTGGAACGTCCGCCTCGTCGCCGACAGCGTGACGGGCACCGCGTCCGTCGACTGGAGCGGCTCGCCGCTCACCGAGACCTACATCCGCGTCACCATCAACATGCCCATTCGGAAGGCCACCTATCGCATGACGCAGGAAGAGTTCGACCACTGGGCGGCGTACCTGCTGCACGAGGTCGGCCACCCGCTTCACACGAGCAAGGCCGAGTGGATACTCGCCGTGGCAGCCCGCAAGCACAAGCTCCTGAACTATCTGGAGGATGTCCGCGAGGAGAAGGCCACGATTGCCCTAGGCATCGCCGCCAATGCTGTCGCCGTGTTCTCGCGCCTGTTCGACATGCTGCACGCCAAGGCAGTCGCTCAGGGATACGACCCCAACGCGCTCAACGACATTGGCTGGACGATCTCGATCATGGGCCGCTACGCCAATGGCTACGCGGTCGACGTCAGCGACATCCACGCCAAGCTCGACCGCAACAGCATCGTCGGTCGCATTCTGCCGTGGGCGCTGCCCGAGCTTGACGCTTGCCAGTCGACGGCAGATTGCCGAGCCCTTGGCGAGAAGATCATCAAGGCCGTCAACGCAGCCCTGAAGGCCGAGCGCGATGTCGCCAAACAGGCAGAGGAGCCCGCCACAGAGGAGATCGTGTCAAGCACCGAGGAAATGGGCGGCAAGAGCGAAGATCGCCCTGACGGGGCTCCTGAGGCCGATAGCGACCTCGGTGAGGAAGGCGAAGAGGGCGGCGACAGTTCGCCAGTGATCCCCGATGACGAGGCCGAGGACATCGAGGCCGACGCCAAGGGCAGGATGGAAGACCGCGAAGGCGATCAGCCCGGGCAGGAGCCCGAGCCCGAGCCGGAGGAAGACCTGTTCAAGGACGAGGACATCGAGGATGTCGACATCGCGCCGAATGACAGGGACGATCTGGTCTCGTCTGGCACCGATGGCCAGACCCACAGGCAGGTCACGGCGATCCTTCGCAAGGTCGTGATGGTCACCGACAGTGTGCTCAAGAGGCCGATCACGGGTCGTTTGATGCCGGGCTCGGCGGCTGCGACGGTGCCGGTCAATGCGTCGAAGATGGGTCGGCAGCGTGCGCTGCTCGCGAGGGCGATGAAGGCCAACGACATCGACGACTACGAGAGCGGCAAGCTCAATGGCAGGATCGACCGCAGGGCCATCCACAAGCTCGCCACTGGCACGTCCAACGCAGTGTTCGGCACGCGCCATATGAGCGAGGGTTACGACACCGATGTCCAGATACTGGTCGACGGTTCTGGCTCGATGGCTGGTCCGCGCATCGTCGCGGCGGCCACCCTCGCGCTTGTCGTGGCACAGGCCGCCTCGCAGATGGGCGTGCGCTGCGAGGCGCATCTGTTCGAGGACAAGGGCCTGCTGATGATGACGACCGGGCGCAACAAGCCTGAGCCCAAGAAGTTCGCCTATGCCTACAGCAACACCGAAAGCTCGACGCCTCTCACGAAGAGCCTGCTGACGGTCGCCCACCTCCAGCACAAGCGTGCGAGCGGCAAGCGTAAAATCCTGTTCGTGATCACTGACGGCGATTGCGATCTGGGCCATGATGTCGTGAAGGCTGCGGGCCAGTATGTCGAGAGCACCGGCACCGAGGTGGCCAACCTGCACATTGGGCGCATTGCGATGGGGCTGTTCAGGAACGAGGTCGCGGTCGATGTTTACAACGTGGCCAAGGTCGGGCTGAAGCAGTTGACGCTGGTCTTGGAAGGGGGTGCGTCATGACCGCGCTGTTCGCCCGCGTCTACGCGGGGCTCCTCCTGACGGTGTCCTACGGGTCCATCTTTCTGATCGCTGATCGCTGGGACTGGCAAATCGTACCGGGGGGAATTGTCGCGGCGTTCTTTTTCGCCATTCCGGTGCTGATCATCACGGCTCTGGGCTTTGCGGCCTGTGGACGGTATGGAAAATAATCGCAGGAGCCCTGTTGACTTCTTCAACGGGGCTCCCTATATGTAGTGGACCGGGGCAATGGAGCCCCGCCGGAGAAACGACCATGACCACCACCACCACCACCCGTGCCATCGAGACCATCGAAGCCGCTATCGAGACCGCCCGCGACATGATCGAGCGCGTCGAGCGGCATCTGGTCGACCTGCGCTCCACCCCTTGGGCCCCGACCTACGTCGTCGGCTTCCCGCAGTACGGCTTCTGGCTGCACGAAGATCAGGAGGGGCTCGCCAGCAACATCCTCGCCGCCCGTCAGTTCAGCGATGCCGGTACGGCGTATCGCCTCGACGTTCGCAACGGCATGGGCGAGGTGGCTCAGGTCATACGCCGCGACAGCGCGCTGGACATGGCCATCGGCCAGCAGGAAGACCTGCACACGAGCCTGTGCGGCATGATGGCCGACCTCTACAACGAACTCGACGCCGACGCGAGGCAGGACCGCTAGACCTTCAACCCCCATGGGGCGGGCATGGTGCTCGCCCCCAACCGGAGAAACGACCATGACCCAGTCCCCTCTCGCCAGCATCCACGTTGCCACCCTGCGCGCCCTCCTCGATGTCTATCGCGCCAAGGGCGACACCGTCGCGGCGCGCCTGATCCAGACCGAGCTTTTCTACCGCCAGCCCATCGTGACGCACGCCGGCGAGTACGGCGACTGGATCGCCACTCGCGGCGACTACGACCTCGATTGCACCGTGGGCTGGGGCCGCAGCGAGGCCGATGCTGTCGCCGACCTGCTCGACATCGAGGAGGACCAGCGCGCCGACGGGCGGGCGCTGCCCGTCGACGACGGCGGCATGGCCGAGGAGCGCGCACGCCATCCATGAGCGCCCGATGCAGCGCAGCCCACAGGCCCACGCTCTTGCGAGCGTGGGCCTTTCTGCGTTATGGCTTGGGCCATGTTCACGCGCATCCCTGTTAAGCAGGAGCAGTTCCTGTGGCTCGTTGTCGATGGGCTGCCAGCGTCTCGCGCCTATGCCGAGGTGTATGGTCAGGACAAGTCGAAAGCGGTTTGCGAGGCCGCAGCGTCGAGATTATTAACGAATGTTAAGGTCGTTTCTCGACGGCAGGAACTCATCGCAGCCAAGGCTCAGCGCCAGCCAATCACTGTCGAATACCTGTCTCGCGAGCTTCTCGCGGTGGCTGGCGAGAGCCGGAGCCTTGGTCAGGGCTCTGCCGCAGCCCAAGCCTACATGGGCGTCGCCAAGCTGCACGGGCTCCTCGTCGACAGAGTGCAGGCTGACGTGCTGGTCCGCAAACCCTCGTCGAGCCCTGAGAGCCCTGACGATCTGAGCGCCGAGGAGTGGCTCAACCAGTACGCGAGTAGTAAACTCATCGAGCACGATGAGCTCAATACAGTAGAGCCCACTACAGAGGGCTCGACTGATGCGGGCTCTACTTGACTATGCTTGGTCTATACTTAGTGCAACTCATTGGTGTGTTTGATCTATGTTAGTTTACTCAACCCTAGGTTGAGGGAGGGGGTCGACCCGGAAAGTGGGTACCCGGGTAGGTTGTGGGGCCCCACAAAAATTTACACGGAAGCCGAAATCAGCGCGTTCACGGTTTGTTCTAATGCCACGAAAGAACCGACAGAAGGCAATCACCTCGATCACCTACGACGGCTACGGGGTGAGCGAGCTTGGGATTGTGGGGCTCGCGCTGGAAGCCGTCGGCACGGTGACAGTGAACTTCGGCGATGGAACCACCTACGACTACGACGGGGTGCCGATAATGGTGTTCTGGGAGTTCGAGGCTTCCGGCCCCAGCGGAGCCTTCTTCAATGCCAATATCCGGGGTGTCTACGATTGACCTACCGTAGAAACCGTCTATGGTGGGACTATGCCCACAGGTGTCCACAACTCTCCCCGCTCTTTCAACACGGTCGACATGACCGGCCAGACCTTCGGTCGCCTCACCGCGATCAGCCGTGCCGGGACCAGCCCCGACCGCAAGGCGATCTGGCTGTGCCGATGTTCGTGCGGCGGCACGGCGTTCGTCACCGGCAAGGACATGCGCTCCGGCCACGTCAAGTCGTGCGGCTGCCTGATCACGACCGTCCTCAAGAAGCGCAACGCCACCCACGGCAAGGCCGGAACGAGGCTCCACAACATCTGGAAGGACATGCACAAGCGGTGCCGTCATCACCCGCGCTATGCCGGGCGCGGCATCGCGGTAGCCAAGGAGTGGGCGGACTTCCCGCCGTTCGAGGAGTGGGCGCTTGCCAATGGCTACCGTGTTGACCTCACCATTGATCGTGTTGATAACGATGGCGGCTATGGCCCTGACAACTGTCGATGGGCTACCCGTGCCGAACAGGCAGCAAACAGGAGTTCAAAATGGCATCCCAGCCCCAGCGCGTGATCATCGGGTTCAAGCCTCAACCGGGGCCACAGGTGGCGTTCCTGCGAGCACCCTTCGATATCGTTGTGTACGGCGGGGCACGGGGAGGGGGTGCCCTGCCCCCTCTGCTTCGGTAGAGGGGGCAAGCCTAGCAAGAGTTTCGCGTCACTTGGAGAGTTCTGGCTCCATGCCGAGAAGCACGGACCCGCAGCCCGGGGCCTCATGGTCAGAAAGACACGCGAAGACCTTAAGGACACGATTGAAACCGCACAGCAGATGTATGGCAGTGCGGCAGTATGGAATGACCAGAAGAAGTTCTTCCGCTTTCAGGGCGGAGCGATGCTCAACATGGCTTATCTTGAGACTGATCAGGACGCGCAGAATTATCAGGGATGGTCACTCACCCGCGTGTACGTCGAGGAGCTTACCCAGTACGCGGACAGTCGACCTATATTTAAGCTGCTCGCCACGTTGAGGTCCGCCATCCCCGGCATCAAGTGCCAGTTCCGCGCCACCTGCAATCCCGGCGGCCCCGGGCATCATTGGGTCAAGAACTGGATCATAGACAAGGGCGCGATGACGCCCTACACCGATCCCGATAACGGTTTGACCCGCGTGTTCATTCCGGCAAAACTGAGCGACAACCCGGCGCTGACGAGAAATGACCCAAACTATATTAACAGACTACGTGCCAGTGGCTCTCCCGAACTCGTTCGCGCTTGGCTTGAGGGTGACTGGGACGTCATTGAGGGTGCGTTCTTTCCCGAGTTCAGCAAGTCCCGGCACGTTGTCGGAGCCTTCCCCATCCCCAAGGACTGGGTGCGGTTTCGCTCGATGGACTGGGGCTCTGCGAAGCCTTTTTCGGTAGGGTGGTGGTGCCATGTCCAAGACGATTTCCAGACGCCAGCGGAGAGACGCCTACTTCCACGTGGCGCTATCGTTCGCTATCGAGAGTGGTATGGC